GAAGTCCTGAACGTCTGACAGCCCTTCGGCCTCCATGTTCATGAGCGCCAAAGCCTGCAGAACCATCTGCGTCTCGGGGTCGCTCGTGATCTGCATCATGCCCGTAAGCGCACGCACAGCCGCGCTTTTCTTACTGGCAGAGCTTGGACCATCGTCTGCAACCACGTCGAACTTCGCGTCGGAAAGGTCGTGCTCGAAATCAATGCGGCCGGTCTCCTCGTCGATCTTGGGACGCATCAGCACCAGCGCCTGCGTGTCGCCGGTGACCGCCACGCCCTTCATTTTGCGGCCTTCTTCTACGTAGATCTCCTGCGCCATCGAAAGCCAGATCTCGCCGCAGCGCTTCATCGACTTGGTGAAGTTGCTCATGTAGATAAACGTCTGGCCATCCAGCCGCTGCTGGATCATCTCAACGGCTTTGCCGGAGATGTTCGAGACGATCTTATCGGCCTCGCCCTGGTTGCCGAGGATGTCAGACATATCCTGCTCGGTGATCTGGAGCAGGCCTGCCAAGGCGGGCGGGATCGCAGGCGAGCGCGTGTAGGCAACAGGCCCGGCGACCTGCTGGCTGCCGTCAGGCGAGTTAATCGGGTTGACCAGCAAGTAGGGATAATTCTTGATGTTATCTTCAGCCCACATGACCTGATGGCCAGCGACCTGCTCGGGCAGCAGGATGGGCTTCTCGACAGACGACAGCGCGCTAATCTCGCCGAGCTTGGAGAGCTGCATATTCTTCAGGCGCTGCGCGTCCTTGGCTAGGCGCACGTGACCCATGCAGCGCTCAATATTGTCGACGAACCAGCGCTTGCCGTAGACAGGCACGACAGGAATGCAGGTTCCTGGGATGTATCCGCAGTCCTCGAGGATCTTGCCGCCCGATAGGATGTACTTCCTGACCCGACGCCGCTTGATGCTGCGCTTCTTGACCTCGACCGCACCGATAGCGGTCAGCGTCTCCTCGAGTTCGTCATCCGCCTCGAAGTCGCTCTGGGAGTACTTCTCCTCCGACCCGTCGATATTGCGGAAGGTCCGAATGACCTCGGACGCTTCCTCGACGCGGTAGTACTCGGCCAGATACACCACGTCCGGCGTGTCCCAGTCGAACTCAACCTGCTGCACCAGCTTCGGCCAGTCGGACGGGTCGTCGCCCCACTCCTCTTTGTAGGCCTCGCGCGTGACCGAGTGCACGACGTAACAGTACCGCGCGTCGGCTTTGTCCTGCCGCTTAGCGTCTAGATCGAAGAACACGCTGCTATCAGCGTCAAAGATAGGTTCGATGCGAATGCGCTGGTGTTCGTTCTCGGGATCGTATTCGTCCTCGTAGCACGACCGTAGCCGCCAGGCTCCGAAGCCACCTGCGACTGCCTCCTCGAAAGCATTGTCGTAGGCCTCCTCGGCCGTTGAGTCCTGTTCGTCTGCCCGGAACAGCATGTCGCATGTTTCGGCTAGCTTCTCGTTGGTCGCGCCGTCTTTGGCGATGAAGTCGACCGTGACGCGAGAGTTCCTGTACTCGTTGATAATCCGAATTACGGCGAGGTGGATCTTGTTGACTTCGAAGCGCGGCTTGTTCTCGAACTGGTAGCCGAGCGGCCCTTCCCATTGCGCGCCCGACAGCGAGTAGAATCGTCTGTCCTGCAGGCACTGAAGCCTTTCGTCGCGCAGCGCAGACTGAATGTCGTCGAAGCGACTTAGCGCTTCGGTATGTACGTCAAGCAGCCGCTGCTCTTTGCTGATTCTCGCCATGCTATCTCCAGCGATTTGCCACCGCCAGCGGCGTCACCTCGGCGACTGGCCGCGCAGCCTGCGCCCTGCGGACGCCCTCGAGCGCATATCTTAGCGCATCGATGCAATGATTGTCTCTGTCCTGCAGAACAGGAAGCACGGCTCCTGTCAAGGTGTCCGTCTTGTATGAGTACAGCGACAGCTCGTCGATCACGTGCTGGCAGCGCGGGTGAACGACAATGTCGTAGGATTTGAGCCATTCGATGCCTTCGGACACACTGTTCGCGCCCTTGACCGCAGCGGTGATCTTCGGGAATCCATGCTTTCGCATGTGACTGATCGTCTCAGGTCGCGAGCTATCCGCCACCATCGGCCATTTCTCGGCTTCCGGGATCGACATGAACAAGTCAGGCGTTGCTGTTATGTCGCAGCCAAGCGCATACGCCTCGTGGTCGACGTACAGAGTCCGCCCGACCAGGTGGCAGCGCACCAGAACGGTCGGGTCGACCGCAAAGCCCCAGTCTGCGCCGAGCCTATGGATCGCGTCCTTCGGCGCCTCGAATTCCTCGACCGCCCAGTTTCGGAAAACCCGCGCCTCGCTGTTCGTCAGATAAGCGCCGCGCCAGACGTGCTGGTATTTTTCCGGGTCGCGGGCGCGGTCGTACTCCATTTCGGCGCGCAGCACCTCGGGGAACCAGGGGTTCGAGTCGTAGTTGACAGTCACCAGCCGCGTTGCAGGCGGCAGCGTCGAGCCTGAGAACATCACCTCGACCGGATCTGTCAAATACTTCGGGTTCCACGTCAGCCATATCTGGCTGCCTTCCTGCCGAATGGTCGGGATGAGAGTGTCGAGGCTCGCCTGGCTGACCGTCTGCGCCTCCTCGACCCAGCAGATTTCGATGCCTTCCATCGACTTTACCGAGTCGACGTTTGTTCTCAGCCCCGCGAACAGGAACAGGCTGCCATTCTTGCCCCGTATCTCGGTGTCTGTTGAGACGAAGAACTTCCCCAGCCCGCAGCGCGCAATCTCGTCGTCTAGGAGGCGTTTTACCGAGTCGCGGATACTCTTCTGTATCTCCCGCGCGCAAAGCACCCTGAGCGGCTTCTGTGCGGCCCTGAGCACCAATGCAGTGGCGACCGACCTGCTCTTGCCGGAACCCCTACCACCACGCACGGCGATGTATCGCGCAGACTCATCGAACAGCACTTCGGACCATTCGGGCAAGTTAGCTTCAGCCATTGGGCTTCACGAAGTTGACGTTGATGCCAACCTGCAGCGGAGACTCCTCATCAGCCGCCAGAGCCACCCGTTCGCCGTAGCGCTTAGGCGCCAGCTTCGACAGCAGCCACTTGCGGGTGTCGACCTGCAGTCGCATCGCCTGCACCGCGCCGTTGTCGACCTTGCCGTCAGGCGTCAGCGGCGGCGGTTGGTCGGCGATCTGGAGGATCTCTCCAGCAATGAAGTCGTGAAGCTCTTCTCTAGCCCGCGCGTATTCTGCGGCTAGCTGCGGATCCTGATTCAGCCAATCATTCAAACAGCTCTGCGGCAACCCATTCTTCTTGCACGCCTTCAGCGCGCTAAGGCCGTTTCTCATATCGGCGAAAATATCTGCGCAGACTTTCTCGCGATCGTATTTTCTAGCCTTTGGTCTCATTGCCGACAATCTCAATCAATTTGTCCAGGTAATGCCTCGCTTTCTGTAGATCGTCGAGGCCGCCTTTGTCTTTGTAGCGCGCAATGTATTTTATAACATTGCCTCGCAAGAAGCCTGCGAACTCCTCGTGCGACATCCAGGCCTTCATGGCGTCCCATGGTTGCACGGATTTGGTGACGTAGTGATCGCCGCCGATCTGGTGTTCGTTTTGTTTTTCCATTCTTCCTGCCGGTATAGGGGAACAAAACGGAAATGTTCCCCCGTTGTTCCGTTTTGTTACGCAGCGTACCAGTCTTCGGTCTGTTTCTCGAACAGCTTTTCCATCACGGCGTGAAGTTGCGGCCTTCTCGTCTTCATGTGTACAAAGTCTCTACCAAATCCAATTTGCCCGGTTTCAATATTTCGAGCCAGCCAATAATTGGCTTTATTCATAGCCCGCCCGTCTGCGACAACCTTGTACGTCTTCCAGTCGTGCGTGTGTTCTTGGTCTCTGACGAATATGTTCCATTTTGTTTTATCTTTTAATTCGCAAGAATGAATATTCTTCCATCCATCCGTTTCATCTGGCGGGTTGCCTTTGTACATCTTCTGCATGACTGCCTCCTAATCGACTCTCTAAACTCTATATGGTTTAGGCGACTCTTGCAATCTGCTCTTTTCTTGCGTAACAGTTCCCGCCTGCATCGGGAACGGGAACGGGAACTCCCCTTCTATAGAAAGGGGGTAGTTGCCCAGTTCCCTAGTTCCCATGCTTTGCCCCCGGAACAGTTCCGGAACAGTTCCCGTTCAGTTCCCAGTTCCCGACGACAGCAGCATGGCCGATGCATGGTAATCATTCTTGACTACCCAGCCATTCCCGTGAATAGAAATGATGCCCGCATCAATCAGTTCGGATATCGGTTTGCCCTGCTGGCTGGGCTTTATGTAGACGCGCGCAGACTGCTCGCTTATTCCCTTCTCTTGTATTAGATAATCGACAAAAACCCTTTTGTCTAAGTATGGCAAACCATTAACAACCTCCTGATCGCTAGCGAACCATGCATTTTCGAACACCTTCCGATGCTGCTCTATCCTTGGTGTTGTCTTGTTAGTTATTGGTTTTTCTGTTGTCGCAAATACTGCCCCGATAATCTCTTCGCCATCCTCATCAAACCATCCTAGATTAACTTTTTGCAATTGGCCGAATATGTCTTCCGGGTTTTCTGAATCCTTCATTTTGGTACACGAAACAGTAATCGCCCCGTTTTCATTGGTAACCAAGATGGCAGCATCAAGCGACGCCTTCCATGCGCTTGATCCCCTGGCCCGAGTCTTGGCCTCGGCCGCCACGCCGACGTGATGGTTAATGGCGACGCCTGCGCCCAAAGCTGATGACACAACCGCAACCTGGTTCAGAAACATTCGCGTGT